TACCAACTTCTAACCTAAAGTTCTTAAGCAAACGTCGCAAACAATTCGGTAGCAAAGTGTCGTCTAGGATCGGTAACTTTCGCACCGTAGACAAACAAATCTTTATAAGCTGCTCCGAAATCCCCAATGAGATCCTCTTCAATTCTTGCCTCTAATACCTTTTCAGCATAGGTCATCCAATTTGGATGTCCAGCTATAATGTGGTATCCATCGGTATTATCACCTGATAATCTATTTGATCTAAATACTTTAAATCCTAATAGTTCGGTAATAAACCCTTTCTTAACAAGTTCTGAATAGACATCCGGCACATGAAGTGCTACTCCAGACGCTCTTACTAAGTTATACTCAAACTCAGGAGGAACAATCAGGAATCTGTCCGTATCAGGAACACTGTTATAACCATTACCTTCTGCTAAATCTAATTTCTTTTTCAACTGACCAACATATTGAAGCAAGTTAGAAACTGTGATATTTACAACTGTTGCCGCTTCAATAGTATAAGTTGAAGAACCTACAATCACTCCACCGGTATAAGCTGATGTAACATCATCCTTATCATCTTCAATCGTTATTTGAGTTGGAGATGTATAAGTTTTAACTCTATACCAAGTTGTATGACCATCGGCTTGAAACCCTTTACCAACCATAGCGGCTGTAAAGTTCGTACCTGAACCTGTTACAACTCCGGTTGTAGCCGCAATTGAAACTGTCCCATCCGCATGATCAGTCCCAACTCTATTTCCAGCTCCAATATCACCATAAAGACCAAAAAGATATGTATCTTTATTTTTGTTTCTCTCATTAGCCACTTGGGAAACGATTGTTGGATGAGGATTTTTAACATAAGAAAGCCAATTTGCTAAGGTCTTTTCCTTCCAGTAAAAGGCTTTATACTGATCAATTACTAACTGAGCATTATTCTCTGTTAGAGAATCTGCTGACATAGCCGAATCAGCGTAAGTTTTTTCACTTACCCTGTCGAAGTTTAAAATGTTGAGTTTCGATCCAACACCATTGATCTCACCTTCATAATCAGTATTGGTGATTATTCCGGATAGATCTTTGTCGTACATCTCAAGCATCAACTTCTGAGAAAAACCTTGTGCTAAGGTTGTTGCTCTAGCTGCCATATTGAATTTTATGAAATAATAATATGAAGTATTTTTCCGTCTCTAAGAAAGAGGTTAGGAGACCTTCTATATAAATGATAGAAGTGTTAGGTAAATCTTGTCAAGCGATTATTATTCTATTGTTGAGTCTATTTTCCCGCTAAGCAAAAGTTCCTTATATTTTTTATAATCGGTTTTCATCAGTTTGGCCGCCTCATCAAGCGAAATCTTATCGCCTTTTGTCTTTAACTTCTCATTCGGGCCACCGCTACCGACTTCCATCATCTTACCTTTATTTTTTACTTTCTTTGTGCTTATATCGTGTAAAAACGCTGATACTAATATCTTAAAAGGAATAGCATGATTTGATATCTCGTTGGCAAATACCTTAAATTCTTCAATCTTACCTTCAAGTTCAGGATTATCGACTAAAGTCTTAGAATCCTCAACAAAAGTATCAACATCATCGCCCCATTTCTCAATCTTCTTAGCTTCCTCGGTTGCCTGTGTAACTACCGCAAATCTTTTATCATTTATAAAGTTCTTTCTGGCAAGTTTCTTTTCGGTATCGCTCATTACATCCCAGTCAGGATACTCTTCAATCATTTCTTCCTCAGTTGCTTCGTTTATTTCACTGGCTTTAGATAAGCCTTCATTAAGTTTTCTATTCTTAGCGTGTATCTTCTGAGCTTCTCGGGATGACTCGCTAAACTTTTCTTTGTAGTCGGGTTCTTTTTCCTCTTCTTTCTCCTCAACTTTTTCTTCAGGAATTTTCTTGACTGGATCTTCTTTTACTTCTTCAATCTCTTCTTCTTCTTTAGATTTTTCCATTTCCTCAACCTTTTTCTTTACTTCCTCGACTTTCTTTCCTTCTTCCTTCTCAATAATTTCTAACTCGTCCTCTGTTTTTCTCAAGCTTATTTCAAGATCTTCTTGAGTAGGTTTTTTATGTACCATATTATTTAACTGTCTCCTTCATCGGAAGATTTAGAATAATTTATAATTTATTTTTTTACATTTGATAACGATTGCTCTAAAGCTTTCTTAGCCTTCTCAGGCGATAATAAGAATGCCTCAAACAACATATAGTTCTTTAGTCTCGCCTTAAGAAAGAAGTCCTGCTTTGTATTAGTCTCTGTCTTAACTAATTCTTGTTCAACCGAATACTTCATATTAACAATAAAATCTTTTATCTTTTCTATTGTAAGTTGTTTTTGTTCAATAGCATCTAACATTGTATGAAAGGTAGTCCGTTCATCAGGAGTAAGCTCTTCATATTTTAAACCATACTTCTTAAGAAGTTCGTCAATCATAATAAAAGTATAAACCTAAACTTTTAATTTGTCAAATTTAAGCAATAATCTCTTCCTTTAAGTTATAGTTTTGGTAATCGTCCCACCGAACTTTGTTGAACAAGACTAAACGTTCCATCATCCCGTGCCTTCCAAGTAGGAGTTACGATAATTTGAAACCCATGTTTTTCGCAAAGCTCCGAATAAACCTTGATAAAATCATTGACTAATTCTTGTTCAGTCTTTGGCTTAATTTGTGGCTTATTCATATTAGATACCTCCATTTACTAATTTATAAACTATTGATATGATACTAAATAATTCATTTTAATTCACCTCCTTTATACAAGTGTATAAATTGGTAAATAGTAACTTTGGTCAGTCAATTGATTCCCATCATCTTGCACATAAATTTTAAGGTATCCTGCAATAGTAGCGGTAGTTACATCTGCCGCCTCTACAATAGATTGATTTAAAACGGCATTAGCGGATGTACCGATAAATCTAACAAACTCCTCTGAAATATCGGCTTGGTCAACGGTTAAAACAGGAACTGCTCCAGTAGTAGAAGATTGGTCTACGTGAAGTTTTGCTAGGGGTCCCGTCGTCCCGATGCCGACGTTGCCTGCTGAATTGATTCTTATCCTTTCGGTCAATACTCCCGCAACACCTGTAGGTGTAGTCCAAAAAGTTAAATATCCGGGGTTAATATCCGTAGTGATAGTATTTGAGGCGTAAGCCCTTATCGCCGCCGGGGTGAAATTTGTAGTAGTTGAGGTGTCGGCGGCATAAAACATTATCTGACCAATCAAGTCATCAGCCGTAACAGAAGTATCTACCCTCCTCAAGGTCATGCTCCCGCCCGTGGTGTTATTTATATCCAATAAATCAACCGGGGTGGCATTATTGCCTATCCCTATCATGTCCACCGAAGCGTCTAAGAAAAACAAATTAGCTTTAGTGTCGCCCTCCATTCGCACATCGGTTGCCGAGTCACCGCCTTCATTAAAAACAATGCTGCCAGCATTGGTAACGATAGCGTAGTTGTTGGCTGACGCTCCAGATATATTATTAAGATAAAGCCCGTATTTTGACGTTCCCCAAGCCCCAGTATCCGCCGCCATAGAAAATCCGTAAGTAGTTGTAATCGTTCCGCCCCCAGGATTGGTGGGAGCGTTGATCGTATAACCCTTCCAAGTAGTAACAATCCCTGTTGTGGTGTTATTTACTCCAGTCGTATATCCGTAAGCATTCGTTATCGTTCCAGTGCTGGTATTGCTTACATACGAAGAAAATCCCGTACCATTAGTTATGATCCCAGTTGAGCTATTGGTAACATTAACATTTGAGCCAATCATTCCAGTAACATTTCCAGTGGAGTCATTAGAAACAAAGAAAGACATACCCTGAATAGCAGTAGCGGTAGCCGTATTTTGGTTTTGTACCTGCCCGAACATTCCCCTCACATTGCCAGTCAGGTTAGAACTCCCTGTAGGTCTGGCATACATTTTCGCACCCGAAACGTTGGCAGCCGAATCAGATGTCGGACCAAAATAGGCATGAACAGCAAAAGTGTTAATCGCACCGGAAACATCCACCGTATTGGTAAAAGTCTTAGATAGAATCAACCTTCTATAGGCATCTGTAGCAGCACCAATCCCCACGCTGTTATTTATCGTATCTATAGTAAAAACATTATTTTCGTCTTGGTCGTTGACAACAAAGGCGGTGAGGGTGTCGGTGGCGGGTTGGATAGTAAGACCGCCAGTCATGGTATCACCAGTTATATTGACATATCTTGCATCTAAAAATGGAGTAAATTCTAATTCCATTTCTTTCTTATCAATCAACAATACTTCTCCTGTAAGCAAATTACAAATTAACATAGTTATGCCCAATTACTAATTGTGTCAATATAATTATTTATATCACGTGTTATCGTTTTTGTATAGGTAGTTGCACCAATAAGACAAGCTATTGACGTAATATAACCTGAGTCGTTACGGGTTAAAACATAAGAAGCGTTGGATTTTGTTTCATCTGTTGGGATGGTTTCTTTGATTTTAGATACTTGTGAACCATCGATCTGATTAGCAGAGGTAGCCGCTCCTGTCGGCAATGAAAAGCCACCAGCTATTGCCGATGTTATTCCTCCCATAGCACGATAAAACTTCTCTCCATCTGATAATCTAACTGGAATAGCATCTCTTGCCCTTGTCGGAAGCTTAAATACCTGAAACACCAACTTACTCTTAATCTCATCAAGCTTTTTAACAATAGGAGTAAATATCTCATATAACCATAAAGGCTTGTTAATCCTTATGCTGTCTGGGTACTTAATTTCAGTCTTGGGAACTGATATATAGGGTACTTTAACATTGATGGGAGGCAGTTTTATCTCAGGAACAATTACCTTAACTTGTGGTGTTGGTACATTGACAATGGGAGTCTCTATTTTAAGTTCCTTTAATGCCGAGATTATGCTTGTAGCCGACTGAATAGAGACTATTTTGTTTTCAAGCGAAGACTTTACCAATAACTTGATTTTTGAGATTAGTTCATCATTAAAGTTCTCCTTCTTGTTCTTTTCCTGACTTGACAATTCATCTTGTATCTCATCAATCAATTCCATTAACTCATCGGAAGGAACTTCATCTGAGTCCTTCAATACATTGATTATCTGGTTTATCTCTTTACGAATTGACTTATCTACCATAGGGTTATTTCAACTTGCTACGGATAATCTTAAGCTTGTCGACTGTCTCTTTATTGGCACTGGGCTTTTTAGAGGCAACTTTTGGAGTCGGTGCGGCTAGTCGTGATGGAATATTAATTGGTGCTTGTAGCGGTACTGTTCCCATCTGAGTCATTAACTCCTGTTTCTGTTTCTCAACTTCCATTATAGTATTGATTTCCTCAGGTGTCAATCCGGCAAATTCAAGAAGTTTCCGTTGATAAACCTCAATCAGCTTAGGATTACCGGGAATATTGATGACAGCCGCATTTAACTTTTCAAGTGCCTGAGAGTCATTTGTCGCTTTCTCGTCCTGCGACCATACCTTAGTCGTATAACCTAACTCAGTCATCCAATCTTTAGGTGCTATCTCTCTTGTGAATATGTTGTCTGTGTTTCTGCCTTTTTTATGTATTTTGACTGCGTCCAATTTATCAGAGGCCGCCTCAATTAGTTTAAGAAATTTAGTCCCTCTTTCCTTCCACGCCGGAGTATAGAACTTGCTCATTCCCTTAATTCGCTCCTTTGCTTCACCAAGTGCTAACTCTACCTCGCCTAATGTAATTTGTTTTTCCTGTACCGAACCCTGTTGAGTAGTTGTTGCTCCTGTCGCCTTCTCAATCATACCCGTTACATAGGTCATCTCGTCCAGACTCTCGGATAAATCGGCTACAGGAAGTTGTTTGAATACATATCAGCTATCCCATCTGACCAGAAGTCTTGCTTGTCTATGTCATCAGCCCAAGTATTATATGGAAAGTGGTTCTGCCAATAATCGTCTTTCGTCTTGCCTATCACCTCATCAAGCGGTTTATTCATTAAAATATTGTAGTCATCCGCTTCAACAACAAGATGTAATACTTCTTTTTGATAGATAAAGTGCATGGAAAGTTCAATATATGTTTCGCCTAACACTGGACTATCAACATCAGAAAGTCCCAGATCAGCCATCTTTTCGTTCTTTTTATTTAACATTTCTTCATTACTTTTAGATTTCAGAAGTCCTTGATCTGAAGCATGCCATAATTTAAGGTCGGCAACTTTACTTTGATCATAATCTTTGTTTAGCTCAAGACTTGATAATGGAACGAAGATATGGGTATGAATTAAAAAACGTGAGCTATCAATGTCCGACGGATCCATATATCTATCAACTAAAATATCTTCCGGATCAATAATAGTCCATCTGATCATCCCATCAACTATCTGCCACTGATCGAATGACCGGCCATATAAAAATACCTGACGTTTATCCATTATGTCTTTAAGTTCTGCTTTGTTTAATTCAAGCACTTTCTTCCAGTATTCATTTTGAAACACCTCAGCTTGTTTGTCGTTATCTAGGTTTTCAAAATAAAGCACCGGCATATCATCTACGTCTTTAAGCAGTGTTCTTATTGTCTGTTTCATTAAAGGAAGATTGACCGAATGTCGTTGAGTAAGTCTATTGATAGTTACTTTATCACGATAAAGAGTGTAATTCTCAGTCCAGTCGTCTTGTCTACGTTTACGATAATTAAAGCCTGACTCTTTGTTTAGTCTTAATAGATCCAATAATGGATCAGTAGGTGTTAAATCTAACATAAATAAAGTTTAAATAAAATTAGTATTTTAATACAAGTGATTATAAAATCCCCTCCATATACGTTTTTATCCCTCCAAAATCAGTTTGAGGTCTACTGTAAATCTTTCTATTAAAACTATCCAACCCATAACGTATGGCATCCATAGAATTTGACCATTCATGGATTGTGTCATCGGGATCGTTAATTATTTTGCCGTCCTTATCGGTGATAAATATATAATTTCTGTAAGCCTTGATAGTCTTGATGCTTCGTTCAGTAATACTTATCTTTTGATTTTGAACATATTGAATACCTTGATAAACACTTCCCGATCCCTTTGTTGCCCCTATTATATTAACTCCATATCCTTTTATCTCATCAATCGACTTTGGTTCAGCACTATCACCTATCGCCAATGCTCTCGGTTGGTTAAGAAGTATGTCGGCAATCGTTTTATTAGATAGTCCTTTTTGATATGTAACTTCGTCCAAAATAAACCCATCGTTATAACGGTAAATAGCAACAATAACTGTGGGATCATTGGTATATCCAAAGTCTATCCCAAACCTCTCTAATCGGGCTTCGTGAGGAATATCTTTAACTATCTGCCAATTAGTGTATATCCTTCCTTCCAATACTCCAAGTTGTCCAAGCCCATATACTTGCCACCAGGCTTTGTTATTCCGATGGCTCTCAATCTCATCAACCGTTATCTTATCTAGTGCTTCATTATCAAGATATGTTAGGGTGATAAAGTCTAAGTCTTTTTGTCGAGTTAACATCATATCCTCGTAAAACCAAAATGAATTTGTTGGATTCCAGTCCAACCAAATAACCTCTTTAGTTCTGGTTATCAGCTGATCAACTATGTTATAGGCAAGAGCATTACATTCATTAACAAATAAAACATTCCGTCTCGGGCCGTGAGCTTTTGAGTAAGTATCAACTGACATAAACTGCAAGATATTACCAGTTTCAAATGTATATATTCCCGTTTTGTTCCATAAAGCATCATTCCAGTACTCCCTGTCTTTCATAATCACCTCAAAATCCCTCATCGTCCCATTTCTCAAATGAGGATAACTTTCGGAAACTACCGTTGCCAACTTATTTCTATTCTTTGGAGATTGACAGTAATCAATAAGCCAGATAATAATTGAGACAGTTTTAGATGCAGCAGTTCCACCGGCTACTGCCCTTATTCTTTTGGTAAGAGAGAATATCCTTTTAGTGGCTTGGGTATCTTTTATGTGAAATTCATG